TCAATTCGTGTAACAACAGTTAAGCCATCAGGATCAGTTTCAATTCTTTCTGGTGCAACTCCTGGAGTTCACTGGGGTCCTGGAGGAAACTTCTTCCTTCGTGCAGTTCGATTTGGAAACACAGATCCAATGATGCACTTGTTTAAAGCAGCAGGGTACACAATCGAAGACGACGTAGTCTCAGCAAATACCTCAGTAGTATATTTTCCAATCAAGTCAGGTCATCCAAGATCTGAAAAGGATGTTACATTATTTGAAAAGATTGCTCTTGCTGCAACTGCACAAAAGTACTGGTCTGACAATGGTGTTTCTGTAACACTTTCATTTGACAAGGAAACAGAGTCAAAGCATGTTGTACCAGCACTTCACATGTATGAGGGACAATTAAAGGCAGTCTCATTCCTACCAATGGGAAACACTGTTTATCCACAGCAGCCGTATACTCAGATTACTGAAGAGCAATATGAGTCGTATGTTGGCAAGTTGAAACATATTGACTTTAGTGCTATTTATGATGGCATAGATAATTTAGAGGCTCAAGGAGAGTCCTATTGCACAACCGACTATTGTGAAATTAAGATAAACAAATAGTCTTCTGTGGTAAAATAGACTCATAATGTCTACTCCATCAAACCTATACGCAGAGAAAGTGTTCGCAGAGCACCCTACTGGTTTGTGGGCATTAGATGATGGCGCAGACTATATTTCTTTACTTTCTGAGTCTCAAAGAGACTTGTCTGATCCTACAAAGTGGACAATAACTGGTGGAACTGCAGTTACTTATTCCCAATCAGTTGACGAACCCTTTATCAATAGTTATGTGGGTAAAATAACTGCAACTCCAACTTCTAGCGAGTCAGCATCAGTTGTTGCAATAAGTAACGAGATTATGGACCTAAGAGATCTTAATACATATTTAAAAACATTCTCTGTTGGTGGATATTTTTATTCTCAAAGTTCTTATATTGCTGGTTTTGAAATTGGGTATCAATATGAAGATACAACGAGTGGACAAATTGTCACACACTTAAAAAATTACGATACTGTCATTAATAAAAGTTGGATTTTTATATCAGAAACATTTGACACGCCTCCAGATGATTCAAAAATACAACTAGTATTTAAAATTAACTTTATCGGAGGATCAGAAACAGAAGATGTATTCTTAGTAAATGGAATAACATTTGGACAATGGTCAGAAGAGTTTGCGTCAACATCTCTTGGGGTTATTCCTATAGACCTTCCATCAGAAATATCTCTTGCTCCTCAAAAGGCTGTTGTTGCAAAATGTTACGGATTGCAAGAACTTAATGCATATTATTTAGTTTCTGACAATATGCTTAAAGCAAAAAATTTAGGAATTCCTATTGTTTATGGAACATCCAGTTTGACGTCCCTATACCCTAACGATACAAATCCATCACTAATAGTTCCTGGCCTAGGATTTTTAAATGAATCTGGAAAATTTAAACAGTATACATTAGAAACTTGGCTTAGAGTTAATGCATACACAAATGATATAAAACGAATAATTGGCCCAATAGCATCTGATGATGGAATCTATGTAGATGGTCCTTCTATAGGATTAAAAATAGGTAGCGAGTATAAAACCTATTATGTTGGCGAATGGACAAGGCCAATGCTTGTGCATCTGAGACTTGGCAAAGATACTGCCTCTCTTGTGATTAATGGACAGGAAGTAATATCATTTAGTTATGATCCTGTTTCTCTAGAATTTCCAGAAATGTTGGTAAATCAAAAAAATCAAGACTGGATAGGTTTTTATGCACACGAAGACGTATTTCCGATTGATATAGACTGTGTTGCAATTTACCCTTATGTAGTCCCAACTGCTGTTACAAAAAGAAAGTTTGTTTTTGGTCAGGGTGTTGAAATACCAGAAAACATTAATACATCTTATAGCGGAACTTCTGTTTTTATTGATTACGCTTTTGCAAATTATTCTGCTAACTATCAGTATCCAAAAATAGGATCTTGGAAACAGGCATTTAACGACAACACGTTAATACAAAACAAAGCGCTTTCTGTTTCAAAAAATCCACTGCCACAAATTTTGTTATCTTCAAAAACAGAAGACGAGTTGTTCTCGGATTGTAATATAGCGCAGTCTTCAGACCCAAGAAACTTTTTTTCATTTAGGCCAAACTCTTCGTGGAACAGTGTATCTGGTTACATGTTGTTTGAAAACTTTGACTTCTTAAAAGGCTCAACATCTGCTTTCTACGGATGCTTTAGACTTCCTCAATCATCCCCTCAGACACAAACATTATTTAGAATTGAAAAAGAAAACAGTACCAGTTATTTTGCAATAGAGTTAAATAATAACCAAATATCATATTCAATAAACTCTAATGGAACTTCACAAGTTTTGTACTCTCCTTTAGTTGCTGAGCCAGGAGAGTTAGTAGACGCTGGATTAAATATTCCAGCCTTTGTTGCACGGTTTGGAGATAAAGCATCAGATTTTTTTGGATCTTTATCTGATTTAAGATTATACGTGGGTGGCAAGAAAGATGGAACATCAACTTTCACTGGTAAAATTTATAAGGTTGGATTTTGCACAAAGTATAATTTTCAAAAAATCAGGGGACTATTTAATGAACTAGGCGTTCCAATATGGAATGAAGACTTGTTCGCTGTATATCAAAATAATCAATTAATCAATATAGATGGTGGAATAGACACCACCTCTATGCCACCGTCTGGAGGAATAACAAGTACTGTTAATGGAGGTATTTCTGGCGGAGGAGTTTTTGTTGATGAAGAAGATGCACTTATTGATCACGTTGCCAGTTATACTCTTGCTCCAAACAAAGTTTTTGATACCTACAAATTGTCTGTATCTGCAAACGCATATTGGGAAGATCAGATACCATTAACATACTTTGCTGAATCTGTTCTTGATAAAAGAGGAGATCAATATTTTGATCTTGACTTTATACAGTTTAATATTGATTATCCGATACCATCAAAAACAATTGCAATAGAAACTGACCCAGTTGCATGGACATATGCAGAACTTGCAAATGAATATGGGTTGCCAATTCAAAGAACATATGAGTCGCTAGATAATTATCTATTTACGGGCTATAATGATTATGAAGATCTTAAAAATAAAATAGCAAAAGATTATAGGTATGACACGGATGGAGCAGTTGTTAAAAGTTATGTAACTTTTCAATATACAGAATTAGGAGCAAATCAGACTCCATTTTATTTTACAAAAACAGAAAGGCCTTCTAGGAATGGAATTTTAGTTCCAGGACCAGACTGGATGACGACCAAATATGAAGTTGTAGACAACATGATAATTTACCCTCCTTCTGGAGTAGACTTTAATGATCTTTCTATTGTTACTCACATCGATATAAAAGTTAAAGACTCAGACACAAATAATGTTAATATCAAAAAACTTTCCTATGCCTCACAAGCCCTTAACGAGTCAGATGCAAGTCCAATAGGAACAAGATTTGGAACTCCAATTTATCCTTATACAAAGACGGGAATATATTATGATTTTAAAAGAAAGAATCCATTTTCAATTTATAGCGGATCGTCATCATACTTGTATCTAACTAAAACAAGTGGGGTGCAGGTCAGAGGACAGTATGACCCATTCGTAAACAGGGGACTCTTAATTCCAGTAAATACAAGTAGAGCAGACGACTTTAAAGCAATTGCAATGCAGATGGCAGTTAGGTTTGACGGAGACTATTTCCCTTATGCTCCAACACAAATATTTGAAATAGAAAGCAAAACAGCATACATAAAGTTTTACATGGTTGCTAGTGACCCAAGCGGAAGAAGAGCAAAGATATATGCAATAGATGCAAAGACTGGTCTAGTTCAAGATGGAATAGGATTTTATTGGAATGGAAAGATTGTAAAGGAGCCAGTTCTGACACTACAAGAGTGGGGATTCTTGGGTATAAATTTTGCTGACAGTTTGGTTTTTTCATCTTTTGAGGGTGCCATCAGACTGACTGGCCCATTGCTATTTAATAGTATTTCTTATTATCAGTCAACAAACTTGCAAGAGGTTCAGAACGTTTCTGAAAGACCTTGGTTTAGAGTAAAGGTTCTATCTGGGTCTGGGCTAGATTGGGAGTTCTGGAATGCCCCATCCTTTAACTGGAATAAGGTACTTGTTTTGTCAGAAACCAGTTATTATGGTGTGAACCCCTCAGAGGTTTATAAGAGTTATACGGGCACAAATAAAATAATTGTTAATGACGATATGCCAATAACCTTAAAAGACTACGGCTATTCCTTGTATACTGACGTAGGTTGGTCTAAATTCGTTGTTGATCCAGTTTAATATGGTATACTGGTGGATATGGATTCACTAATAGACCCAAAAACTGGTCAGCCAATTGTTAAAAATGTAAGACGACAAGTCATTGAAAAGAACTATGACTGGGGTCTTTACGTCTACAAGAAGGCAAATGGCAAATGGTTTACAGACGGAAATGGTTCTGTTTTAAACATTCCTTCCGATAAAAATGATATTTCAAAGATTGCTCAACTAAAAGAGGCAGCAATGCATTACGGAGACCCAGGTGATGGCCAAGCAATATTTGTTCCAGGTCTTACAAGAGTTTCAGAAGAAGAATACTCAGAGCAGGTAGATAGAATGAAGGCAGGACTAATCCCAAGCCTTAACGACCTTGGCGCTGTACAAGCAGCAAAAGATACTATAGCAAAATATGGAGATGAAGAATAATGGAAGAAAAAGAAGTTATTATTGGAGCAAGCATTGATCGTGCAATTAGCAAAGATGATCCGTTTTCTAAGTCAGATCCATTTAATGGCAACTGGGAAACACTAAAAACTTTAGATGGCTTAGATGCAAACTTTAAAAGACGAACAAGCAGACTTTCTACAAAAATGGTTGAGCCAACAAAACAATACACAACGTCTGCGTTAGCAGGAAAAAGCGGTATTGATGGAGCACAGTCAAAAGAAATAAACCCAGGACTAGTATATGTAAATGGTTATGGAATGTTTGATGTTATTACACCACCTTGGAACCTTTATGAATTAGCAAACTACTACGATACTTCATTTGCAAATCACGCAGCAATTGATGCAAAGGTGGAAAACATTGTTGGGCTAGGCTATGAGTTTAAGGTTTCTCCAAGAACTATGCTTAGACTTGAAGCATCTGAGGACAATAGCGCAACGCAAAAAGCAAGAAAGCGTATTGAAAGAACAAAGATAGAACTTCGTGATTGGCTAGAGTCTCTTAATGATGATGATTCTTTTACGGCTACAATGGAAAAGGTTTATACAGATCTTCAGTCAACTGGAAATGGATATCTAGAAATAGGAAGAACTACTCGTGGTGATATTGGATATGTTGGACATATTCCAGCAACTACCATGAGAGTCCGCAGATTAAAGGATGGGTATGTACAAATTATTGGAAACAAGATTGTCTACTTCCGTAATTTTGGAGCACGAAATCCAAACCCACTAACAACAGATTCAAGACCAAACGAGATTATTCATTTCAAGCAATACTCGCCATTAAACACATTTTATGGAGTTCCAGACATTATGTCTGCAATCAACTCTTTGCACGGTGACTCTTTGGCATCACAATACAATATTGACTACTTTGCAAATAAAGCAGTACCAAGATACGTAGTAACACTAAAGGGTGCAAAACTTTCTGGAGACGCAGAAGATAAGATGTTCCGATTCTTGCAGACAAATCTCAGAGGGCAGTCACACAGAACGCTATATATTCCACTTCCAGGTGATAGCGAAAACAACAAAGTTGAATTTAAAATGGAACCAATTGAAGATGGAATACAAGACGGGTCCTTCAAGGAGTATCGTAAACAAAACCGTGATGACATTCTAGTAGCACATCAAGTTCCACTTTCAAAATTAGGGGGTGGCGATTCTGCATCTATCGCAGCAGCACTTGCACAGGATCGCACCTTCAAAGAGCAGGTTGCTAGGCCAGCACAAAGACAACTAGAAAAAATGATCAATAAGATTATTCGTGAAAAGACGGACATAGTTGAGTTTGTGTTTAATGAACTAACGCTAACTGACGAAATTGCACAGTCTCAAATATTGGAGAGATATGTAAAGAATCAGATCATGACTCCAAATGAGGCACGAGTTGTTCTTGATATGCCACAAAGAGATGGTGGCGATGAGGTTTTAAACCTTAAGCCAGAGGCTGCAGCAGAAGCAACAACCACAAGGTCTAGGGATTCAGAGAGAACAAACAATAACTCTGATAGTTCATCAACAGTTGCTGGAAGAAATCCAAAGGGCGAAGGAAGAAAAACTCCCTAATGTCCGATATGTCCAGAATGTGATACTTGTATAAAATGGAGGGTATAATATAGTGGTGAGCAATATATCTAAAGCCCATTGGAATTCAGATGGGGAAAATCTTCGTCTATCAATGCCTTTTAGTAAGGTTGATAAGGAAAGGCGCATTGTCTCTGGTTTTGCATCATTAGACAACCTAGACAAGCAGATGGACATCGTAACAGCAGAAGCATCTATGGCAGCATTTGCAAAGTTCCGAGGGAACATTAGAGAAATGCATCAGCCATTAGCAGTAGGCAAGATGGTTAACTTTAAAGAAGATAAGTATTTTGATCCAGACTCAAAGAAATTTTATAGAGGTGTTTTTGTGTCAGCCTATGTCTCAAAGGGTGCACAAGATACTTGGGAAAAAGTTCTAGACGGAACACTAACAGGTTTTTCTATTGGTGGACGCATGAACAAGTGGGATGACGGATATGACGAGAAGTCAGACTCACAAATTAGAATTATTAAAGACTACGACCTAATAGAGTTAAGCCTTGTAGATTCACCAGCAAATCAATTTGCCAATATAGTATCGGTTGAAAAAGTTGATGGTGTAGATATTATAAAGGGAGACTTAACGGTTTTAGAAAATGTTTTTTACGACAAGGAAAACGGTATTGTAATATCATCTGAGAACGAATCAGAACTCAGTCCAGTCAGTGGAGAACAAATGGAAAATATAGGGTTCGTTGAAAAAACGGATAATGAAAAAACACAAATGATAAAATTCTTAGTTGATAGTGCTAAAGGCATTAATACTTCTAAGATTAACAAGGAGGTACAACCTATGACAAAATCAAAAACACAAGTTGAAAAGACAGATGTAGTTGAAGATGTTGTGGTCGCTCCAGAGGCAGATGCATCAGTTGCAGAAGTTACTGAACAAGTTGCTAAGGCAGAAGAGGTTGAGGCAACAGAAGTTGCTAAGACTGATGAAGTTGTAGCAGAAGAGATTACTAAAGCAGAAGATGCTGAAGCAGTCGAAACAGTAGTTGAAGCAGTTGTAGAAGTATCTAAGTCAGAAGAGGTAGTTGCAGAAGCAGTTACCGAAATGAAAAATACTCTAGAATCAGCCTTTAGCGATCTAGTGTCAACAGTAAAGGCTTTGCAAGCAGAAGTAGAACTTCTTAAGTCTTCAAAGGTTGATGTTGATACAGTTAAGGATTCGTTCGCAGCAGTTGCAAAAGATATTGCATCAGTTACAGACGAATTTAATAAATTTGGAAAACGAGTAGACGCTGTGGAAGCAGACACCGCATTCCGAAAGTCTGGAGATATCGGCGATATCTTCCAGTCTCAGCCTGAAATGGTTGAAAAATCCCTATGGGGCGGTAGTTTCCTCAAAACAGCCGATCTATTCAAATGAACAAATCACTAGGAGGTGACAATATGTCAGAAGAAATAATCAAAAACCAGCCAGGCGCAGGTGGAGATCTAGGAGGAACAACTCCAGGACTTTATCAGGGCCAAGGTGCTTTCGCATCAGGTGGTATTGGTGGAGTAACAGATCCAGGTGCAGATACACTTGGTAATATTCCAACAGCAACACTTGGATCAACAAGCGGAGCGAATGCTGTTAACCCTAGTGGTTCAGCGGCTTCTGGAATTTTGCGCCCCGAGCAGGCACGTCGTTTTATCGACTATGTTTGGGACGCTACAGTGTTAGCAAAGGATGGCCGTCGTGTAACAATGAAGGCTAATTCAATGGAACTTGAGAAGGTAAACGTAGGTGAGCGTGTAAT